CCCATTTTTTTTGCGAAACTTTGTATTTCTGGATACTCAAGTCCTGTATTGCTGAAAACCAAAGGAACATCAGGATAAATCTCATGCACAAGATCGGCTAATACAGTAGAATCTTTCCCACCGCTAAAGCTAATATATACATCTCCATCAAAATGGTTATACCATTCTCTGATCCTCTGCTTGCTTTTTACTACCTTTGCATTCAGCGGCAGCGATCTCATCTGCATCAAGTCCGATTTGGTCGGCATATCTTCAAATCTCCTTTACTTCAAATTATTTCCCCGGTCAGCGGATTGAACATATGAATGTTCCCGCCGACCTTATTTGCCACAGCCCGTGCATCATTCGCATTCTCGATCTGTGCTGCATCGTATGCGTGTGGTGAGTATTTCGGCTTTGCGCCAAGCATTTCCGGGATCGCCACGAGGTATTGGCGGTTCTTCCTGACCACCCAGCATGAAAGATCAGTTTCCATACCACACCTCCAGATATCGCAACTGGATGAATCCCTTGCTTGTCACCGCCCATTCATCCGAATAGCCGTACACCGTGACCTCATCCCCGTTGTATGCCCATGCTTTCCGCTTGCCGTTCACATATCTGCGGCAGGCAACCCGTCCGTTTGATACCACCGTTGCCATACAGGTCTCTCTGACAGGCTTGTCCGGTACAAGGTATCCTTTGTAGACCCAGCCCTCGCCCCATTCGTTCGACAGCCCCACACAATGGAGATATCCGTTTCTCCTGCGCCCGTCCGTGGTCACCAGATCACCGAACTCCAGCCGCCCGGTTCCGTCTGATGCCTTTTTCGGACTCATGCGAACATTGACATACGATTTCGGATTGCAGATGATGTAATATTCATCCGCAACAGCCAGACCGAACAGGCTGCACAGGAGCAGGATGATTGCTATCAGCCGTTTCATTCAGCTCGCCCCCTTTCGCCATTCAGCCATCATTTCATCAACACCGCTCTGTATATCGGCATCAACATCGCTATAATCCCTCTGGCTATAGTCCTGCGCCACAACCTTCGCTTTCGGCTTCTTCGGTTCACCCTTCAGCACAGCCCGTAAATATGCCAAATTAGCCGCTCCATGCTCGGAACAGGACTTCAACCCGTCCAGCACTTTAACCAGCCCGTATTCGGCATACAGAGCCGTCAACGATGCCCTCACATCATTGCTCATCTTGAACCCGGCATCCTCGGCGGCATCCAGAACCCTGTTCTGATCCTGCTGAATCTCCCGTGCTTCGGCATCGGCGATCATCGGTGTTGGATTACGATTAGGATTCGGATTAGGATTAGGATTGGATTGGATTGGATTACGGGGACATTTGCTATCATCTGATATCATTTGATTGCAATTGATATCAATTGATTGCAATTGATTGCAATCGCTTTCATCTGGTGACGGGTACTTGCTCTTGTGATTCCTGACTTGCTGATGCCGTTCCCATGTCAACATCTGGATATAAGGCTTTCCGTCAACCGTGTAAATCCTGATCAATTCCGCATCTTCAAGCTCTTTCATCCAGCTGATTACATCGCTCTCGCTTGCATCCTTCAGAGGAAACAGCCGGGATTTGATGATCTTCGTCCGGGCATCCATCCGACCATAGTCATCACAGTTGACCATCAGCCGATAAAAGGCGATCTCTGCCCACGGCGAGAGTTGATCAATGTTCTCGCTGGTGCAGATGCTCTCTTTCAGAATCCTGTTAGGCATCGTCACACCCTCCGATTCCAGCAGTTCATGGCTTCTACTGCATACCTGTTGTCAAAGTCATCAACACCGCTTTCTTTCCTTGTCGGTATTTCTCTGTTAGGCATACACACGCCACGGGTTCTTCCTCCACAAGTCTGGCACTCAACATAGAAATACCGACCATACCGGGATCCGTTATATTTCAGATAAATATCTGACCCATCACAAAACGGGCAGTTTTTCGGTGCTTCTGGATATGCCATCACTCAACCCCTCCTGTACTTGTTATAGTGGGTCTTCTCGCCGTAGCGGTTCTTGCTATAGATGGTTTCACCCACAATGTTCTCGCCCCTCTGGCGCAGTTCGCTGATGCGCTTCGTAGGGCTGGCGATGCCCAGATCAAGTACCGCCTGATACGTTGTGATGAATCCGAAATCGTCCATGTATTTCAGCATCCTATCTTTCTGTGTCATCGTAAATATCCTCCTTGTCTGCAAGTTTGCTTTCGTAGTAATCAAAGTTCACGCAGTAATGAGGACTCTTGAACGGGTTCGGATTTGCCTTGCAGACCTTCCTGTACGGGCATACATCCCGGCAGGATCTGTCAGGGACACTTTCCTCGTTCATCGGCCCGTTATCTTCATCATCGTAGATGTAAGGCATGATTCCCTCCTACAGATAGCTTTTGCCGAACACTTCCATGAATTTATCGTGTCCGTACAGTTCCTCAAACCGTTCCTGACAGGCCCTTTGGAGCATCCTGTCAATCGTTTTGTCCCTGTCATGCAGTTCCATGTGGAGATCGTGCCGGATCCATACCCAGCAGCCCCACCGATCAGCTGCTTTCCGCCTTGGCCCGTGGAACACATGATGCAGATCCAGATTGACGGTGGATCCTGTCAGGAAGCATTCCTTTTTGTCCTGCATTATGCTTTGGCTTGCCATTGCGCCAGCATTTCCTCCTGCTCTTTCCTCGCCGGGAGAACCAGACCGAGCTGCTCGCATTCGTCCACCAGATAATCAAGGAGCTTGCTCATGGAAGAGGTGTCATAGGTTGAACTCCCGTAGTAGGCAAAAACCAGCTTATAGCCCGGTAGTTTGCTGTTATCAATGACCTCCGCAAACCACCCTGTTCCGTGCGCCTGCCAGCGGTTCTGAAAGGTTTCCACGGCATCCTCACGGATTGGAAGCGGCTCATACTCGCCGACCTCCCGGATCGCCCTCCTGTAAACCTCTTCCTTCGGAACAGGCGGTCTGATGGCTTTGCCGATATCGGTACACATCGCCCAGCAGAATGAATTTGCATCTCTGCTGCGCTTGGGGTTGTACTTCTTGATCTCGACATCGACATCCGCATCCTTCAGCCTGTCATAGACCTTCCCGGCATCGCCCTTGGTGGAGAAGGTGACTTCCCACTCTCCACCAAAGAGCCGCCGCAGGTTCGTAAGCCTGCCGATCATGCGACCTCACCCGGCTTGAAGTTTGCGTACATCGCTTTGATCATCTGCTGCGCCTGTTCCATCGTCTGATGGTCTGAATCAACGTTGGCGATCACACCAGACTCAATCAGGGCGTTCCGCATATCGCCGAATTTCTCCAGCATCTTCTTTTTGTCCGGGATCTCAAACATCTGGCTCATGAAAACCAGTTCATTGGCGATGTACTCCTTAACAGGGTTCTTCGGCTTTGCGTCCGGGAGTTTGTCCGAAACCTTCACATCTGCCGGAGCGTCACGCCGTGCAGCTTTCGGAGGGTCTTCCTTTGCGTTCTCCGGGTTTTTGGGTGACAGAGAATCGTCATCGCTGTCCTTGGAGTCATCAATCATCAGAAGGGCGTTCAGAGCGTATTTGCGAGCGTAGGAGCTGCAAGCCCCCGTCAGCTGGCAACCGTCCATGCCCTTCTTTTCGCTGTCTTCACGGGCGTAAGCAACGGCAGAGACGCTTTCATCACCGTCCGTCAGGATCGCTGTGGCCTTGATGTAGTACCTCTCGCCGATCAGGACGGGTTCGTCATTGATTATCAGGGCCAGACCGCCCAGAAGGGGCTTCACGGATTCCAGAATGCCCTCTGCGTTCCGATACCGATACTTTCCGAAAGAGTTGTACAAATTTTTCGGAGCTTTAAGCTCCTGCTGGATCCTCGCCAACTCGCCGTAGATCTTCATTTCAGTTGACCTCCACATCAAAATCGTCTTCCTGTTCAGTTACCTTCACACCGGGAACCATTTCCCCGTCAGCTGTGACAACACCGTCACCGACAACCTTGACCGCCTTTTTCAGTTCGGCCCAGTTCGGCGATTCTTCAACCTTGACCAATTCCGGGCGGTTCGCTTTCAGCCACGGAAGCAGAACAGCATTGTCACGGTCAAAGATCGGATTCTTATGCTTGAGAACCATCTTCCCCGTGGGAAGTTTGCAAGCAACCTGTGTCTTCGTGGCCTTTGCAAAGCCATCGTCAACCCTGCTGTTGAAATAGGGAAGAAGCATGGATTTGAAAAAGGCTTCTTCTTCATCGGCCCGTTTGTCAACGGCAGCCATCTGGTCAACATAAAACTGCATCTGCCGTGCCAGTTCGTCCTTTTCCCTCTGCTTGTTCGCACGGATGTCCCGGATCTTCTTCAAGACCCATTCGGCCTTGAGATCGTTGTCAACAACAAACCGCTCCCTCTGCGGCTGTTCTTCCTGCAATAATTCGCTCATTTTGTATTTACCTCCATCAAGCAAGATGTTGCGTTCGCTTTCTTCCTGTGATACAATAGTCAGGAAGAATGATTTGATTAGCCCTCAATCGTTTTTCGTTGCCCCGGCTGAACTGCCGGGGTTATTCTTTTACCCTCAAACCATCCACCGCCTTTCACGCATTTTCCTCGCACGGTGCATCCTGATCCGGTCAGAAATCGTGATTCGCTGGCCTGCAATCCGTTTTGCGCCGGGAACGTAGTAAACATTGACGGAAACCGCTTTGGGGTTCCCAAACATGAGATCCCTCTGCCATTGCGGCAGACCTGTGACATCTCCGGCCCGTTTCATTGATTAGCCCTCCTCTAACAAAACTTTGTGCAGCCTGTAATGATCGTTCTGATCGCAGCTTCTGTCACGGCTCCACTCGCCGCCAATCCTGTGCTGGTCAAGAAGCTCACGCCGTTTCCATGCTTCAATGGGCAGGTCTTCGTCTTTTTTCCACCGCTCCACCGAAAAGCTCTGATACCCGTCATCTTCAAGAATGATCCTCGCCTTGACGGAATCGCCCCACAGGGAAGCAACCTCGGTTGCGATCTGATCCATGAGTTCGTGGATCCGTTCAAGACCTTCCATCAATCAGCCCTCCTTTACCATGTGCGTGGGACAATCACACGCCCACGCTGTTGCCTTGTGTGGATCTCTGTCCGCTTGCTGACAGGAACCACCGTCCTGCTGTCCTCCCATTCCTGCACAGCCCACACAGGAGCTGTCAGAGGATTCTCCGTGTGTGGGTTGCACATCCGCAGGTACTTCCGTGCAGTTGGGTTTGAACAACCATACCGCTCTCGCATCCCCCTGACCGTCATCAGAGCATCCATCAGGCCACCTCCAGATCCGTTACAGAAACACCAAGAGCATCGGCAATGCGTTGTAGCGTTCCATTGCTCCCGTGGCGGTTGCCACGCTCGATATCGCTTAAATACGCTACAGATATGCCGATGCTGCTGGAAATTTCCACAAGCGTCATGTTTTTGGCCTTACGGATTTCCCGGATCCGGTTACAAAACGCCGTATTGTTCGCCATGATCAGCCCTCCTTTCTCGATTGTGGTTCCATTATTGCATATTTCAGCGTAATTTGCAAGATGCAAATGCGTATTTCAGCGTAATATTTTTGTTGAGTTATGCTTAAGAATATGTTACAATTCTGCTAAAGGGGGCTGATCAAATGAATAATGTTCGCCAGTTACGGCTGAAAAAGGGCATTCAGCAAAAAGAGTTAGCTATCGAAATCGGCGTGACCAACGCCACGGTGTCGGATTGGGAACACGGACGAAAAAATCCATCCGGTGAACGATTGCGAAGGCTATCCGAATTTTTCGGAGTTGAGCCGCTTGTTGTGCTGGGCCAAGTTCCAGACCCTGCCGATCTGTTTACGCCGGAGGATCCAGCGAAAAGCGGAAAATCTGAAACTGACCAGATTATCGAACGGCTCTTGGAAAAATTGGATAACCAACCCAAAACAGCAGAAGCCCGGATCTTGGCAAAGGGTGTTGACCGTCTGCCACAGGAACAGAGGGAACAAGCCCTGACCGTGTTCCGTGCTGTTTTTGCTAACCACGCAGATTATTTTGAGAAAGGAACTGATTCCGATGACACCTGATTACACACAAGCTGCAATCAAAGCCACCGAAACCCTGATCAAATACCAAGTGAAGACCGCCCCCGTTGCCCCACTTCCTATTCTAAAGTCCATGCCGGGTGTACTGTGCATGAGCTTTGACTCTTTATCAAAAGAAATTGATGCAGACAGAAAATGCGTTTTGTCTATGGTCGGCGAAAAAAATCAGGATGCAATTACAATAGTCAATCTTGTCGATGGAAAGAAACAGTATCTTGTAACATATAACAAGATGCTCTCTGTTAATCTGTTCCAGAGAGCTTTGGCAAGGGAACTCGGACATATTGTTTTAGGGCATGACGGGTCTAAACCGGAAAGCGTTAGGAACGAAGAAGCTAAAGCGTTCGCCAATCATTTGCTTTGCCCAAGACCTCTGATCCATCTTATTCAAGCAACGGGCATCAGGATCACAAAAGAACTGCTCGGAAATATGACGGGATGCTATGATCTCTGTCTGTCGTGCATGAGAAAACTGCCGCCTGTTGAAGTCCCGGCAGAATTAAACAGGCTTGTCCGTGATCAGTTCATGCCTTATGTATTAAACTTATTTGAGTTCCAGCGTTATGCTTCACACAAGGACAATTCTGCGGTTGCAGACTTTGGTTCGTTTATGGATGGATATAAAGATTAAGGAGGGTTAAGCTATGAAGAAGCTGATTTGCATCATCCTTATCCTGATGCTC